ATGTGGGAGGGGGTGTAGTTTTCGGGAGACCCCCTATACCCTTTTATGGCTTAGTACCATAGTACTGATAGTGTGATAATGTGTAGAAAACTACAAATGAATTAAACATTTACTTTTTTCAAATGATTTTTTCACATAAAAGAAAGTGAGGGAAGAACCGGTTAAAGCTCTTTCCCTCAACAACAAAGCTAAGCAACTCGTTTTACTTTCTTGTAAATGTTCAAGAAGTCATGCTTAATAATTTCGTCGATTGCTCTTTCAATTTCTTCATCGTTTTCTTGGTCAGAGAACTGTTCAGAAGTTTTAGCAATTCGAGCTAAGTAAGCACAAGAATAGTAACCTTTGTCGACATCAAACCTGAACCAATCGGAGAACTGTTCGAATGGATCGAAAGGATTGTCGAATGTGGTTAATGCAACAGAGCCATTCATACTAGGTCACTCCTTTCAATTCAAGTAATCGGACACAGTGCTTGTTGAAATGCCTAGGGCTTCAGCAATCTCAGAGGTACTATAGCCAGAAGCATTCATAGATGCAATCTTAGCTTGCTTAGCCTGGCTAAGTGATGTTGTAACACGGGGAGTAGCACGCTGTCTGAGGCTATCTATGTCCACATTGTCGATGATCTGGGTAAGCTTATTCTCACTGATAGCTCCGGCTTGAATAGCTTCCCATTCTCGATCTGTTATTTTGATGGTCTCTCTTTTGGCACCTACGGCGGCACGAGCTTGAGTAAGTGCCTGCTGGGAGGCCTTTTTTATTTCGCCACTAGTCATGCCCGGATTATCCTGTTTCTTTGCCGCTATAATAGCATTGGCCATGGTCTGTGCCTGTCTTTCGCGAGGGGCATTCTTCAGAGCCACATTTAATTTAGCGTTAAGGGAGTCTACTTCTGCCTGATAGGTCTCTTTGGCAGATGCAGAGTACGGGACTTTACCAGTAGACAATATTTCGAGACGGGCTTGATTTCCAAGGGCCTTCATTTTATTGGCATAAGTAGCATATGCTCTTTCGATAGGGGTGTCAGCATCAGACACGAGAGTGAAGGCATCTTTGGTTTCAGCCATTTTTGTAGAAGGTTGGGTACGGGTTTTAACCTTACCTGTTCTCTTATCCACATAGGTTAGATCATCAGCAGTTTTCCAGATGTATTCACCTGTTTCAGGGTCAATCGTAGGACTGCCTTGTCTTTTAGGAACAGAGGTTTCAGATTTTGCACGGGAAATTAAAGTAGCAGCACCTTCTCGGTATCTACCTTCTTCGTCAATATGTCCCTGATACTTCTTTTTAAGAGAGCTGATAGCATTATCGGCTTCACTTTGCTTGTAATCCAGCTTGTGTTTTTCAGCATCGATAACAACCATACTATGACGAACTGCTCTTATAAGTTCTTCATTGGTTGCTCCTCTCAATGTCATATCAGTAATCAAATTTGAAATTACACCCATTTCTTTTTGGGTATTATTCATTCTTTGATACATCTTGCCGTTTCGGGTATAATACTCTTTGCCGTTGGCATCAACCTTTACAGGTTCACTAGAGTCAGGTCCATATTCCAGCTTACCGTCAAAGTCTTGAAGTTCCTCGAAAGGACGAGTGGCTGTAATTCTAACTTTACTTTTGCTCGAATTACACGGTATGACCATAACGGTATCACCATCGAAATCTGCACCGGACAACTGGTCTGCAATTTTCTTATTGATACCAATAGCATCTTTAGGTGTGTTACCTAACACCCTTCGTGCTTCTGCCTGTTTATTATTAACAGTCAGTATAGGAATCTCAAAAGTACCTCCATGAGGATATCGAATCAATGCAACCGTTTCACCATTTTTATAATTTGGTGCATAGACTTCATTATCCTTCATAGATGGAATAGGTAATATTACCTGATACTTCTGACGAGGTAATGCGGCAGCCTGAAGATGCACAGCAGCAGAATCACAATCATCAGCAAAAGACTTCAAAAGTGACTTTTTAACTGTAGGATTGGTTAATGCACAAATCTCATCAAATTCTGCCATTTTATCGGAAGCAGCTAAATCAAGCTGTTTATTAACCAATGACAGATTCTGTTTGGAAAGGAACTGAGACGGAAGTTTATCAGCCCATTCACCCCAATCACCTTCTTCAGCACGCTTATTGATGAGAGAAAGCTGTCGTTCACCGTTGGCATCAATGTAATAGCTTTGACCACCCGCTTTAATAAGAGATCCAAAAGGATTATCCGGATCATCCTTGATCTTTTTCATTACATCTTCCTTAGGAGTACCCTTCTTTTTATTGGTATTGAAACGAACATCAACGCCATCCGGAAGATCGTCGGAATAAACAGCCATTCCTTTCAGATATCGATTACCATCCACTAAGATACGAACCTGAGCATAATGAGAATTGCCGAGAGAAAGATCTTCTACGCCACGACGAATTTCGATTACGCCATCTTTATAGATACCACCTTCTTCTGCATAACAAATCTGCATACGCTTAGAATCCATACTTTTTGGATAAACAAATTTGTCGAATGTTTCGCCGCCATCATGAGACACATAGTCTCGCACAGAATGAACATTTTCGAAATTATAAATCTCTTTATGCTCAGTTCCGGGAGGACAAAGGACTTTGATGTTTGTCTGTTTACCGGGATTTGTTACTTGGGGAACACCACCACCATAAATCGGATAGCCTTCCATTTCCAAAATATAAAGAGCCTGATTCATCTTTTCTTTAGAAATACCAAGCTCTCTTTCAACACCTGTACCGACATCAATCATGCCTTTTTCAGCTACCTGCTGTTTAAGAAAGTCAGCAGTAGTTTTTGCCTGATTCATTCTGGCTTCGGAACTCTCATTCAAAAGAGAACGAACTGAAGAATCATTAGCAAAGCCCATTTTGTCAGCGATTTCATTCAAACTATAACCCTTTTCTCTAAGAGCTTTAGCTGTGGCAACATCTTGAGATCTTCGTTCATCTTTAGCTAGACTCATCTGAGTTCTAAACTGCGTTGTACTAAGACCCATAGATTTTGCAATGGCGACTTCGCCAGTGTAAGTCTTTCCATCTTCATCGGTGAATGTGAAGTTGTTACGCTTCATTTCCTCAACTCTGGATAGAAAATCGCCACTATGTTGGTAAGGGTTATCACCAGAACCCCACGGATAGCGACCGGAACGACGCGGCATTCCATAATGCATTAGCATTTCTTCCACAATGGGATTCATAGTTTAGCCCTCCTGTTCTTTTACTTTTCTGATTACTTTGTCAAAGGTAACAATCTTATCCATAATTGGAGCGATGTCTTCGACAGTTGGCGTATGATACAAAATTTCATTATTCTGATACAAACGAAGTTCCATATCAATAGTCGCCGGTTTGATCTTGTATTCCAAACAAAAAAGAGCAGCATATATTTCGAGCTGCTCCATGTGCGCCGGAACGACGCCAGTTTTTAAGTCATGAATACGAAGTGTGTTGTTTCGGAACACAATAGTGTCCGCAGTGCCAAAACAATTCTCGGAATAGAATAACACCTGTTCTGGAACCATTCGGAAACTAATAGCATCATTGACATACATATTCAATGTCTTCTGAGTTTTAGGAAGTTTTTGTCCTAAACGAATACACTGACATGCAAAGTCATGAAGCACAGTTCCTCGTTGTGTAGCTAAGAACTTCGAATAAGACTCAGCCACTTTAGCTTCATCGTAATTGATCCAATGATACTTGCTGGCACCAAGAAAGGCGTGTTGGCCTTCAAGATTCGAATGATTGTTGAAGATCATGCAGCACTTCCTCCTTGTTTTCGGGACAGATAAATCTTGAGAATGACATCTGATTCATTTTGTCCACATAGTATTCTTGATTGGGTTGCTTTTTTGCGCCAGCACTTTGCTTGCACTCTAAAGTTGCCCATTTGTTTTTATACAAGATGAGCAGATCAGGAATACCCTGCAAATATCCCGAATCACTTTTCATAACGATGCAACCGGGAAATCGTTTTTTAATCTCTTTAATGAGATTCGCTTGAAATCTACTTTCGAGCATACCAAATGAGCCTCCTTTCATGCAATTTGGTCAAAACCGAAAAGGGAATGTCCATTAAAAAATAGCTTTTTTACTCCTCTCTTCATAAAAGGGGATGTTTTTTTCGCGCGGTGCAAAAAGGCAATAAAAAAGCCGAGACACCATTTTCACAGCATCTCGGTCAACAGATTTTATTTTGAATTATTCTTCAGACACATCATCGGGAGTGTCTTTCTTTTTGAAAACTGGAATCTTTTCAATTCCTTTTCTAGCGTTAGACATTACATCAGTCATCATTTGTTTTGTCTTTTCCTTACGCTCTTCTTGCTTAGTGACTTTAGCAATTTGCATTTCGGCTTTTTGTTTTTCAGCAAGTTCGTACATTTTCTGACTTTCGTCAATGACTTCTTGTGTTATGTACTTCACCAAAACACTTGAGCCTCGTTCAACTTTTTGTTTGGCTTTTGGATGAGACTTGATGACCTGCATATCAAAACAATTCCGGTATTGAACATTAGCATCAGACATAGCTGCTTTGACGAGAGTAGCTTTAAGACCGCAACTGTCTAAGATTTCTACAGCCTGTTCTTTCGTGAGTGGGTATTCCTTAGAATATAATTCTGGAACAGCCACTAACTTTTTTCTTTCCTCTATAGTTTTATCAGCATAGTCACGCACAGCATCAATAGCCGGTTTAACAAGAGGCAACACAGATGCAGCCATTGTTATACCAGCAGCTATACCACTAACATTCTTGTTGGAATTTTTATTATCGCTCATACTCATTACCCTTTCCGAGGGCATTAAAAAAGTGCGCCCCCACAACAAGAGACGCACCGAAAAAGTGCTACCCTCATTGTTGCCACACAATCTCAACCAAGTCGCAAAGGACACATGAGTAAAGAGAGAAAACACTTTTTACCAAAGTAGTCTTCCCTTACGACTTAAAAGTATGAAATTGTGTGGCCTCTTAATTATAGCATAACACCCGAAAAAAGAAAAGGGCTTTTTACAAAATATCTCTTGACAAATCGACTGGTTTGTGATATGGAGAATCGCTCGTGGCCAAAAGCCCACTTTACTTGCCTTATTTATATAAATATTAAAATTTTTTATCGCAATTAAATAAGAAATAAAAGTGGGCAAGTGGGCAAAATGACACTTTCGTCTGTACAAATTTGCGCAAATCGGCCAAAAACGGCCAAAAATCGCCCAAAAAGTGCCGTTTTGAGAAAATGCCTCCAAATTTTTCTGCCCACTTTTGGTTTTCAAAAACGGGCAAAAGCCCACTTTTTTTGGCCATTTTTTAGAAATTTCGTCCGTACAATTTTTCAAAACCCACATAAAACCGGGCAAAGCCCATTTTCATATTTTCGAAAGTGGGCACGAATGCACCAGTTTTTTTAGTAGTCCGCACGATTTCCTCAACGCCAAACGCGACCAGTTTTCTTGTCAATCAATACCACTCGACCCTCGATCTCAAAGCCTGCCAGTTCACACAGATAGAATATCGTATGTAACAGCTTATGGAATCTCTCGTCTTCTTTGTTAATATTCCGAAGTGCCTCAAAAGCAGTAGGGTCGGAATATCCTTCCGAGTTCTTTCTCGGATTGTCATTAGATGCCATAACAATTTCGCTCCTTTTCTTAAAACTTTTTCATGGTTGTCACTCCTTCTTTAAGACTCGTACGGACGTCGATGATCCTTTGATTCCGACTGCCTCTGAAATCCAAATCGAGAGAACGCTCTTCCAATATGAATGGACCGTCCACCAGAACATCAATATCCTGTAGTAACTCAAGTGCATCACCTCGTCCGTATAATTCTTCAAAAGAGAAACCAGTGTAACACCATACTGTCAAGCCCAACTTCCGAGCCTGCTTAGCAATAATGCTACACTGGTCTATTTGACAGAATGGCTCTCCACCAGAGAGAGTAATTCCATCGATGTATTCACTGTTTTTTTCAATGTCAGTAAGAATATCATGGATGGCTACGACCTTACCACCATCAAATGAATGAGTTGAAGGGTTGTGACAGCCTACACAATGATGAGGGCAGCCCTGTGTAAATATCACATAGCGGATACCTTCACCATCAACAATGGATTCAGGAGTTATTCCCGAAATCCTGATTGACTGTATGTTTGACACGATCTCGCTCCTCTGCTCTCTTAGCATCATTCCACTTATCCAGCGTACCTACGAGATAACCGGTAATACGACGGATACGCTCGAAAGGTGAACCATCTTTTTCATTTCGTCCACAACAAGGACAAGTGTCGTTAATGATTCCGTTGTAACCGCATACAGGGTCACGGTCTACAGGATGATTGATGGAACCATATCCAATACCCGCTTCTTTCATGTGACGAACAATTCGCTCGAATGCAGCAAGGTTCTTGGTAGGATCGCCATCCAGCTCGACATAGGAAATGTGACCGGCATTCGTAAGAGCATGATAAGGTGCTTCGATGTCAATCTTTTTGATTGCAGGGAGATTGTAGTAAACAGGGACATGGAAACTGTTGGTATAGTATTCACGGTCAGTAACTCCCTTGATTTCACCAAACTCTTTTTTATCAGCTCTAAGCAGACGACCAGCCAAGCTTTCAGCAGGAGTAGCAAGACAAGTGACATTCATACCGAGTTCTTTGGACTTCTTATCGCAGTAGTCACGAATATAACTCACAATGCGAAGACCAAGTTCCTGTGCTTCCTCACTTTCACCATGATGCTTACCAGTAAGAGCCACCAGACACTCTGCAAGGCCGCAGAAGCCGATAGAAAGAGTGCCGTGCTTCAACACTTCTCGTACTTCATCGTCCGGACCCAGCCCGTCAGAATCCATCCAGACGCCTTCTCCCATAAGGAATGGGAAGTTACGAGCTACTCTGGATGGATTCTGACGGGCTGGGTCCGGAC